TCAGCTGACGACATAAAGCTAAATCCACTCCGTCTGTTTTTAAGATAGCACATTCCATAGCACCTGCTGTCCGCTTTACAAGCTTCCCAGAAGATGAAGAAGAGTCTATTTGCCTCTCTGTAATCGGCTGCACCAACATCAATCTTTGACCATTGCAAGTACATGTAATGAGTACCAGTAATATAAGTAGGCACGCCATTATTAAAGAACCAATAACCCTCGTCTCGTTTTTTGAATTCATTATCTATATAATCAAACCATTTTTCTTTAAAGTCTATGGGGTATTCTTCCCAGTCAAATCTTGTTTTTATTCTAGCTAATTCTTTCGGGTATTCTTGTTTTTCCCAATACTGTTCCTCTTGCTTTTCGCTTCGTTTAAAAGGTTCATATTCTTTTGGTAAAGCAATGCGGAGGTTTTGAATTTCAACAATCTGTCCAATTTGTCCAGTTTTACTAATTACTATAAAATCATAATCTTCATTATAACCATACTCCCACTTTTTTAATCTATTTTGTTTAGATAATATTTTAGGGTTTACGACATCTTTTATTTCTTTCCAAAGCGTTTGTTCGTAACTCATTTACTACGCCCTTCTGCAAATTTGAAATCTCTTTCTTTTTTTACTTCTTTAGGTTTACCATCTAACAAATTTTCTTCTTCTTCTATTCTATGTAGAATTTCAAAAGCATCAAATATTGCTAACTTTTTTGTCGCAGCAGCATTTTTTAGTCTGTCCGCAGACACATCCTCCCCCGTGTCCACAATTGGCTCTTGAGCAACTTTTATCAGTTCTTTTACTGCTAGTTGCCCAGCTTGGATTATACTCTTCTTCGTTTCCTTGACGTTCATCTTTCACTAATATATCTTTTGATTTCATACAATACAATAATTCATTGTCTACCACAAACTCAAACTCTCTATTTTGTTTATAGTAGACAATATCATTTTCTTTTATTCCTAAGGACTTTAAATTAGGATTACCATATCTTAGTATACCTTTTTGCGTTTGAGTTGCTAAGGGTTTAATAAAACATCTATCTCCTAAAGTATTCCATTTATCATCTTGATAATATAAATATATTTGATCTAATTCTACAAAATATTTATTATCCTTAAAATATAACTTACTATTCTTTTCTCGACCTTTCATGTCATAGAATTTCCTAAAGACATTATGATGAATAATAACTATATCTCCTACGTTTATATTAGTAATAATGTTTTTAGGTATCTGAGTTACCTTAGCTACTTTATTTACTGCTTTAAACGTTTCTATTTTAGTATTGATGACAAGTTGTTTATTCCCTACTTTTATAACGTTGTTATATCTTTCTCCAATAGGCTCAACTAGAAATTTATATAAAGCTTGCATTAATATTCTAAATCATATTCAACAGAAATAGCCATATTTGAATTAAACTTTTTCCAAGGTATAATTTCATTATCTTTTTTAATAAATATATTATACGAGTTGTCAGTTTCCTCGTGAAGTATATCACATATAATATGACCGCCATACACTTGCTGACTTACAGAGTAGTGCATGGCTTCATTTTTATAATCAGCACCAATGCTGATTTTTCTAATAACATTTTCCATTACTCAGCTGCAACTGGTTCTTCTATTTTAGTATAAGTGCCGTCTTCTAAATTTATATTTACAGATCCGTATTCACTTTCTAATTCTGCTTTAAACTTTTCAACATCTTGATTAACTCCTGCCATTTCGTGAAGTAAACCATGCTTGTTGGCTTCTAACACTCCTATTTGGTTAATTAAGTTATTTAATTTAGTTTGTTGTTCTTTTATTGTTTCTAATTGTTCTTCTTTTATTTTCATTTTATTAAATTTAATTGTTTGTTTTTATTTTATGTTATTCCATAATCACTTTTAAAGTAATCGTATATTATTTGCATATCCGCGTCTGATTTAGCTTCGCCAGACCATAAAGCTAATATTCCAAACGAACCTTGAAAATCAAAGGTGCTAAAATCTGGACGTCTACCTTCTCCATATCTAAAACCAGTAAATTGTTCTATTATTTCACTAGCTGTTAAGTTACTTGCTGGATCAGTTCCATCTGATGGATCACTTGTATTTCCACCATCATATAAATAATCTATATAAGTTCCATCATTATTTACGTTTATAGTATTACCACCGCTTACTATTCCTGAACCAGTTATAGCATTTCCAGCATTTGTAGAGGTATATTGATTTCCAAATAAATGTCTAATTTTTGGAACAGTAGGATCAACTGATATCATTAAACAACACCATTCATCATCTGCCCAATTTTGATAGAGAGATTGATATACGTTAGGGTTGGTAGATCTTGGTCTAAACTCCATTTTTCTAGAAGCAGAGCTACCAATTGAATCTAATTGATAACCACTATCTTCTGATGTACTATTTCCGCTAATACTTGCATCAAATAAACCTAAGTCATCTTTATCTGGTTGAGTTGAATCTACTTTAAACCAAATCATAACTGTGTATCTATCTTGAGCAGGTGCCACAGTACTATTGTTGAAAGCATAATTAGGAAAACTACTAGAAGTCCACTTGAAATAAGCATTTTGAAAAGGACTAGTAGTAGACTCTATGAATTCTATTTCTTCCCAAGCATCACCTACTGTTGTCTGAGAATTATTTATTGTTAGACTATTACCTGTTGAAGATCCGTCAAGTACTTTTGATGGTACTGAGCTATTATTTACTACACCTAGATTACTTACTCCAGTTCCTTGCACAGCGCCAGTATAGTCGTTTGGATCCCACAAACCATAAAGATTACTATTTATTATCGCCAGCTCATCAACATCTGGTCCTTCTATAATACTCGCAGTTGCAAAATTTTCAAAACCAGCCCAGTATAAACAACCATAGTTATTAGATGTTGGACTAAGAGTAGGATCTGCACCATTACCCTCTTTAATCCATCTTAATACTTTAGTAGAACCATCTAATCTAATATTTGATGCATCTGATATTTTACTACCTGTTGGAAAGTTAAAATAAGGGTTTGCTGTTGGATGTACTATTAATGTACCTGTTGCTCCATCTGGTATATCTGAAATATCGCTTGCAGTGTTTGTAGTATTATTCCACATTGTAATAACATTATCAAGCGTAATAGCTGGGTCAGGATCTTGTGTAGTAATTAATTCTATATTTGGTCCATCAACACCATAATCCCATTTTACTACATCTCCAGCTGTTAAATTTGTAAAACCTGGAGAACCAGCTGGAATAGTGATAGTTACATTATCTGGATCATTAGCTGTAAAAGTGCCTAATTGAGTAACACCATATGCTATAGTCAACGTGCCATCATTAACAGTTGGTACAGTAGGTAAAGTAGTCCAACTTCCATCTTTATTTATATATTGATTAACAGCGCCACCCGTTGGTAACCAATTAGCTGTAGGTAATATACCATTTTGTATATTAGAAACATCCATTTTTTCAGTAACACTTCCTACTAACTCAGTTCCAGTTATTTTTACATTTTGTCCTAAAGCATCTTGATTATCTGTTCCTACGCCAGCTATAGCTGTCATCAATTCAACATCTCCATTTTTAACTTTAGCAAAATCACTTATTTTTTTATTATTGCTCATTTTTAATTATTTTGTGTTAAAACTTTATCTACACCGTTTTGCATTTCTAATGTGCTACCATCTTCCCATATTACAAAAAATTCAGAAGGTGGTGGTGGTGGCCCTGGTTTACCTTGCCCTGGCAAACTTGCTATAGTAGGAAAAGTATTTAACGTGCTTATCCACATAACTTATAGTAATGCTACTAGTTCACCAGTTTGATTTAGCGCTGGAGTTGTCGCTTTTACTTGAACAGCTAATATAGGTAAAAATGAACCAGCTGAAATACCTCTAAAAACAGTAGTTCCAATTGGGTTACCACTAGCGTCAGTTTTTGCTTGACCTTCTAAAACTACTTCAATACTAGTGTAGTCTTGTCCACAATACAAAGCTGCTCCTCTGTTAGGGTTTCCAGTTCCTGGAATTTGATTATTTAATCCTAAGGTATAAATGTCAACAGAGTCATGCCCCATAATTCTAGGATTGTCCGCAAACTTTCCATCTACTACTCTTTTAGGAGCGTACATATTTTCTTGGTCTAATGATGCCATTATTTTATTTTTTAATTTTTGTTATTTTTTCAGCGCCTCTAGATCCGAAGTACGCCACATATACTGTGATAAGTAGAGCTTCTAATAGTGAAACCCAACCTGTTTTAATCTCTAATAGTACAGTTGAATCCAGCACTATAAATATTGTCATTGCTAAAGTAAGATATATTAATGTCATAGGTCTAGTGTTTTTACTTAACCATGAGTCACTTTTCATATCACTAGCCCATCTCTCTGAGATGTTGTTCATTTCAGATATATCTTGTTCTAACAGCTTTAAAGCCATCTCTTTATCTTTAGGTTCTATACTAGAATCACTTGATATAAGATTTTTTACTATACCTAAACCTCCTGAATCAGGTAAAAACTCGCCTACAGTATCTAAAATTGTAGGAGCTTTCTCTTTTAAGAAAACCCCTACTTTAGTATCTTTAAACTTTTTTTTCTTTTTATTACTCATTTTATAGGAGTTTCCTTGACCCATTTAGCGTTGGGAAAATAATAATCATAACCAGGATACATTACTTTTGTATAACCCCTGTCATCAGTGCCTAATACTTTAAAATCCACGCCTTTCATAGTTATGTTACCACCCTCTATAATGTTAACTTTATTATTAACATCTGGAGAGTTTCTTTTATAACCTTTTTTAGATTTCATTATTTGCCTGTTCCAAATTTATAATTTACCCCGTGGCCAGCGTTTAAAATTGTACCTGATAATGATTGACCTTTTTTTGCTAAATCATTTTTTTGTAGCTGCATGTATTTGTCAAGATTTGCTTTTGAACCGTCTTTACCATAATCACCTCGCCTATTCAATTTTGCCTCTACTCCAGCTACATAAGCTAAAGCATCAGAAGAATCTTGTGTAGCTCCAGGTAAGTCCATATTTTGCATCATTGTTTCAGCTGCTAAAATAGCTTTGCCTCTTTCGTCCCTACCACCATATCTTTGAGCAGTAGTTAATTCTTTTATAGGCTTTATTTCTGGTTTAGGACCCTCGCTTGTTGTTGGGGTTGAAGAAGATTTTTTAGCTAAATTATATGCCGCGTTTATGCTTTTTTGTGATGATACATATTCTGGCGAACCTTTAGCTGAATTGTTTCTGGTTTTTATATAGTTATTTAAATTTGGATCAGCTTTCAAAGCAGCATTATATGGATTGTCTTGTCGAACTCCAGCTTCTCTCATTTCCATACCTTTAGTTCTACTAGCGTCTATTGCCATTCCATCCATACTTAAATATGGGTTTGTTTGTTTTGGAAAATATTCTCCCATTTTTTGATGAGGTCCTTTTTTACCCATGTGATCTCTATCGCCGTGCATGCCTTTGCTGTAAAGTGCTTTATTTTTCATAATAGTTATTGTTAATTTCTTCTTTTGTTCTTTAGTGGTTTTTCTTTTTTATAAGCTTCTTTTTCCCAAGGAAGATTTTTACCACCTTCTTGAAATTTAGATCTTGAATATTTTTTACCTTTCCAATGAATGTTCTTATCATCATAAAAAAGATCACCTCTTTTTATTTGATCAACATGAACCATTTCATGACTTAACGTGTTTTCTAATTGGTCGGGGTTACATATGTTTTTATTAATTATTATGTTTCCAGCATTAGTTGTAACACCATTTATGCCTTCTCCGTCATCTTCTCCTAATCTAAATACGGAAGTCCAATCTATTTTATAAGGTGAAGTTAATTTAAAACTCATTTTTTTCTAGTTAATTTATCAACTAAATTATTACTAAATCTATTGAGTTTTTCTTGTCGTTTTTTACAACCACAATCTTTTCCTGTTTTTTGCATTATAGCTTCTGTCATTTGGTGAACTCCACTTAATTTCATTACACTATGTACTTTATCACCTAGATTTCTCATAACTAACTTTTAAATGCATATAAAATTTCTCTTAATCCAACGCCGAAAGCAATTCCGGAATACATCATATGTCCTTCTAATAGTAACATTGATCCTATTATTCCACATCCTATTCCTTTAGATAATGGATGATTAATTATCATTTTTATTTTTTCCATAATTATATATTTATTTACAACCCATAGATTTAGCTTTTTTTGAAACACAAGCTAAAATATCTTTTTTATTTCCTGAGCCTTTATATTTACCTATTAATCTTCTCGCCGCTATAACATGGTCACAGTCAGGCACGGGAAAAGATTCTTCAGGTCCACAAAAAGAACTTGAAGGTAAAGCGTCTCTTTCTTTTGTTGTTAACCTTTTTTGCAAAGGACTATTTCTCATGTAAGGCATATTCTACGTTTTAGAATGTTTAAGTATAGGATGTTTTCTAAACCTACTCATGTGATCGTCGTGAGCGTCTTTTTTAAGAGCGTGTGCATGATTAAAATCATTTTCAGCAGCAGCTTTTTTACCATGTTCTAATTCATATCTTCCGTCAGCACCTAACTTTTTCTCGTGAGAGTAGTCATCCATTGACGCTTCTTTATCTTCGTACCTGTTCATATTATAAGTTTTTGTATTCTTCTGTTGCATCAAAACTAGGACATGCTTTGTTAGCAAAATCCTTGTGTGAATGTATTGTAGCATTTGGATACATTGCCTTAAGCGTTCTTAGCACTGCTAAAAGACTTTCTTTTTGGCAATCATATCTAGTATCTTTTGGAGTCTTACCATCACTCTCAACGCCTCCCGCATAGCATATTCCTATAGAATTTCTATTATACCCTTTAGTGTGAGCTCCTATTTTGGCTATATCTCTACCTTTATATATATCACCATGTATGTCTATGTAGAAATGATATCCTATGTCAGTCCAGCCTCTGCCCTCCACGTGCCACTTCCTGATTGTTTCTACAGGAATATCTTGTCCTTCGCGAGTAGCAGAACAGTGGACTATAATTTTATTTATTTGTCTCATGATCTTTTTGTTGGCATTACTTTATCAGAATACCCAAGCAACATGCTTAAACCTTTTTTTGTATCTTTCCACATTTGAGAAGGCTTCCAAGTTTGTGGTCCTGATTTTTTTCCTACTAAAGGTTTATCAGCTCCTGATGCGGGTTTGTTAGCTACGTTAGCTATGTTAGTATCACCAATCGTATTTTTTGGTTTTACATCTACGTAAGTAGTAGAAGATTCCATTATGTTTTCTTCGGGAGGATTAAAATTAGGATTTTTAATTTGTTTCAAAGCTCCACCCATTCTTTTTAAATCTTTTCTCATTTGTCGTTGTTTTTTAACTTCCACCACCTGTGAGCAGTATAACCTATTGTTACCAAAAGTAAAGTTATTTTAAGAACTGGTTCTAACCAATCAAAGCTTGCAATAGTAAAAGAAGTTATATTAAAACAATATAATTTTAGATCATCAATACCCATCACTTATTAGCATTAAGTACAGCATTACCTTTGTAAGCTGGTGGTTCAATTTTAAAAGCAGGTTTAGTTGTTGTTGATGTTCTAGAACCCATTGTTTTTGTAGAATTATCTACACCTGGCATTTTTTTTACAACTCCAGCTGATTTTTGTTTTTCTCCGTAACTTGGCATAATTATTTTTTTAGTATTTACAATTCTTTTTTTGCACGGGGTATGTACCCATTTGATTACCCATTCCTGGCTGCATTGGCGGTTGTTGCACTACTTCTGTAGGATTATAATATGTTCCTGTTTGAAATTGATTTGGTATAACCGGGTTATTAGCTTGGTTTGGCATTGGTTGTATTGCTCCAAATTGTTTTATTGGTTTATCATACATGTTATCTAGTTTTGTCTTTGTTAATGTTTAAAATTGAATGACTTAAAACTTTATCAATATAATTTTGGCCTTTCATTATTTTATTACTTCTTTCTGCAGTTGGAATATCTTCTTCTCCTAAAATTATTTTATATATTCTATTTAGTAATTGTTTAAATTTAAAAGAAGTTTTGTATAAATGGTATTTTTGCGTTGTTCTATTTCTTTTACGCCAAACAATTATCCACTTGTCTTTTAATAATCTATTCCATCTTCTATTATCCCAACTATAGGAATAAACACCTTGTTTAAAATCTTGTTTAGTAAATAATTCTAACGCGTCTAGATACATTAATAGTTCAAGGTCTGCCTCTTTAATATTACAGGTCTTTGACGCCCATTTACGTATTATTCTATAGTGTTTAAATAAATTAAGACTTTTTAGATCTGAAGGTGTTGGTTTTCTCATAAAACTATTATAACATCTGACTCTCTTATAACAGAATATATTTTTTTATTTATCTCTAATAGATTTTTACTTGCTATATCAAAATATATAGTATCACCTTTTTTAACACCTTTAACATCTGTTCCTATACTTATAACCAAAGCCTCTTGATATCTAATGTCTTCTCTTTGATTTTTACCTAAAATTAATCCACCTTCTGTTTCTACAGTTGCTGGTTCTATAGGTTGTATTATTATGTAACTACCTATAGCCTTCATACTCTTAGGTTATTTATTACACAATCGGTAGATATTATTGTAGTAGCTACAGAAGCCGCGTTTTTTAGTGCGCTTTTAGTAACTAATAAAGGATCTATTATTCCGGACTTTACCATACTTACCGTTTTACCTGTAACCACATTTATTCCTTTACCATTACCTGTGGGTAAAGATATATTATCTATACCAGCGTTTTTAAGTATTGTTTCAAATGGAGCACAACAAGCGTCTAATAAAACTTGTTCTCCAACGCTTGTAGCTTTAACATTGCTTGCTGCGTTTAGCAGCGCAATGCCTCCTCCTGGAACTATACCTTCCTTAATTGCGGCTTTTGTAGCACAAATAGCATCTTCAACTCTATCTTTTTTCTCCTTAAGTTCGACTTCTGAATTAGCACCTACCTTAACTATAGCTACTTTTCCACTTAGCCTTGATAATCTTTTTTCGTATCTTAACTTTAAGCTAGTGTTAGCTGTTTCATTTATTTGATTACGTAGCTTTTTTATTAAGTCGTTAACTTCTTGAGAAACTTCATCAACTTGAATTATTGTTTCCACTCTATTACTTATAGACTTTTTACATCTACCTAAAGCTTCTGTACTTATTAAATCTATATCATCGCCTAGATTTTCGTTTATTACAGTAGAACCTGTAAGTAAAGCTAAGTCATCTAAAACTTCTTTTCTATTAATACCGTGAATAGGAGCATCTATAATATTTACTTTTATATTACCTTTAACTTTATTCATTGCTAATGCTGTCATCACTTGAGGTTCTACGTCAGCTATTATTAATAAAGATTCTTTTTCCTTTATAACGTGTTCTAGTATGCTTTGTATTTTTCTAATGTTTTCAATTTTATTATCTAAAATTAAAACTAAAGGATTTTCTAGTTCAGCAGTATCTTTATCAGTATGTGTTACAAAATGAGAATTCTGATAACCAGCTTCGTATTGTACTCCTTCTATTTTTTCAATAACAGTTTCAGGAGAATCATTAGTCTCCATCATCACTATACCTGTTTCGTCAACAGCTTTGAAGGCTTCACTTATTAATTCACCCAACTTTAAATCGTTATTGGCTGATATGGTAGCTACTTGTTTTATTTTTTCACCTCGTACTGGTAAGGTTACTTTCTCAAGATAATGCACTACTTTTTCAACAGCCAAATTAATTCCCTCTTTTAATTGTCTTGGTGATTCTGATTTTATTTTTTTGTAAGCTTCATTTAATATAGCGTGTGCTAAAACAGTTGCTGTTGTAGTTCCGTCTCCGGCTTCTGTAACTGTTTTTCTAGCCGCTTCTTTTAAAAGCTTAGCTCCCATGTTTTCTACAGGATCTAAAAGTATTACACTATTAGCAACCGTAACACCATCTTTTGTTATTTGAGGATTGCCACGATCATCCTCCATTATAACACATTTTCCACTAGCTCCTAGTGTAGAGCTAACGGCTTTTGTTAACTTCTCTATACCTTCGTATATTTTATTTTTAGCATCATCACCGAAGTTAAGATGCTTTACTATAGTCTCATTCATTGGATTAAATTAAATTAAATTTGTTTTATTGGGGTGTCCAGGGTACTCCTTCTTCAGTAGTAGGAGTTAAAGCAGCTATAGCTTGGTTAAGCTTTGCTTCTGCCACTTGCTCTTTTTTAAGTTTAAGTTCATCACCTATTTCTGTAAATACCCAACTTAATACTTCTTGTTCAGTAAGATTTTCAAATGGTATAAAATCAGGTCCTATTTCTCCTGTAAATTTAGCACTTATTAATGTTGTACCATATACTTTCTTATTATCTACAGTTTCTGAAGCGTCACATCTACAACCAGCTTTGTATACATAGCCTGTATTAGTAATTCTTTCCAGTGTAGATACCGTCCATTTGACTTCCATATTATTTATATATTACTTATTTTTATTATTTTTTACTATCCAACTGTTTGTAATACTATACATAACCTGGCTGGATCATTAGGTGTATTACTTCCTACGCCTTCTGATTCTACGTAAACATCACCGTGTTTTAAGCCAGCTGCAACGGCTTCAGCATTGTTTGCAAAACAATAATTACCAGCTCCAGCTTCAGCGTCTCCTTTAACACTATCGTTAAATGCCGATGCAATATCTGTACCAAAACTTATTAAATTTTTAAAAGCTACATTACCTGCCGCTCCTTTGTTTCTTTGATTTGCATTTTTACCTAAAGCTAATCCACCATTAGATCCTTTTGTATTATACCCTAATGTTACTGATTCAAATGCGCCTATACTTAAAGCGCCAATATTTACTGAGTTCGCAGGAATAGTACCCGTAGTATCGTTATAAGCTTCGTTACCTATGATAACAGTATTGCTTAAAACACCTGTTATTGTTCCATTACCATATTGAGCTCTTTGACCTATTATAACGTTATTAGAATCAACAGCCGTCATACCTGCTTGACATCCTAAAAGTACGTTAGCTCTACCTGTTGTTAGATTAACACCTGTTTCAGACCCCACCATAACATTCGCGTTAGCTGTTCCATCTGTAGTACCTGCTAATTCTCTTGCAGACTCGTCCCCAATAGCAATGTTACTTTGATTAGTATAATGTGTTTGGTTGTATGATCTTAAAGCAAGGTGCCCAATAGCTATATTACTATTGGATCTCAAACGTCTACCTGTTTGATGACCTATACATATGTTTCTATCAACTGCCTGTAGAGGAAGACCTGAGCCGCCATCATAACCAGCTTCTAACATCGGTTGATTACCTATGGCTATATTGTTTTGACCACGTGAATCTCCACTTACATCACCTCTTCCCGCTTCATAACCTATAAAATAATTGTAAGCATCTTCACCGTTATTATCGTCCCAAAACTCTCCAGCTTCAAAACCTATAGATATACCGTTTGTGTTGCTGCTTGATTGATAACCTATAGCTATAGCACCTGAACCTACAGTAGTTTGATAGCCTATTGCAGTATTATATATTTGGGTTTGCAGTTTTGGAGAACATCGATAACCTATAGATAAGCCAACCCCGTTACTCCATGATTCTGTTCCAAAAACAAATCCAGCATCTCCTGATGAGTAAGAATTATATCCTATTACTATGTTTGGGAAACCAGTAGACTTCTGTAAAGTATTACTTCCAGCGCCCGCTCCTATCATTATATCTCTCCAACCTACTAGATTACCAGCACCAGCACCTATAACTACAGAGTTATAATTTGCAAAAAATGAAGCAGCTCCACCAGGTGGATTTGCAATGTGTCCAGAATCTTTACCAATAACTACAGATCCCCTTAGCCAACTACCAGAAGGATCACTATTAGCACCTTCTCCAATAACTACAAATTCACTTGTATTTGCTAAATCATTCGGCACTTGTTTAACGGCACTTTTTCCAATTGTTACTGAGCGGTTTGCTGTGTGAGCCCCTTCATTATCACTACCTAATATAAGTGATCTAACTTGCCTACTATATATTTCTGTTAGAAAGTTTATTTCATTACCAACTTCACCCACTTGCATGTAAGTATCTTCATCACCAATAACGCTAAAGTAATTGCTATCAGGAATGTTACTGGCTTCTAATATATCAGATTCTATAGGAGAGTTTGATGCATCACCAGACCACATTTTATTATGATTAAGAGTTAGCCCAGATGCACCACCACCATCAATAGTCAATTCTTTTAATGCAGAATTTAAAGTAGTAGTTATACCATTTGTACCTTTAAACTTTAAAGTTTGAGTTGTAAGACCTGTAGATATAACAGCTGTGTTTGGTGTCGCAGCATCATCAGATACAGTGAAAGAACCATTATTAGCTATTCTTACTGTGTAGGGCGAAGTTGTCGAGGGACCAACACCAACAGTAATTCCAGTACCTGAAGCTGCAAAATTTACTTGTTCCGCAGCTGACACAATTCTAGTTGTAGTAGAATCTCCTAAAATCCAGTTATAAGCTGGCCCTGCTCCACCTGGTATACTAACTGTAACGTCATCTCCTACGTTACTTATTAAAACTCCAGATCCAATAAAATCGTAAGATGCTGTATTAGTAGTAATTGGTGTTCCTGCATATTTAGTTTCTAAAGAACTACCACTACCACTTCCTTTTACTACTAAGTCAGTGTCTAATATTCCACCTTTATACCAATACTCCACAATATCAGCCCCAGCTATTATTAATCCAACTGTTAAACCTTCAAATCTTACTCCAGAACCTACAGCAGTGTTAGCTGCTAATTTAGCTGCAGTTACATCCACACCTGAGTATGGTCCGTATTTAACATCTACTGGAGCGTTTGTAGCTACGTTTAGGTTATCACTTAAAACTATTGCCATAATTAACTATTCTTTAATTGTAATGTTGTAGTATCTGATGATTTTAAAGCAACATATATTTTATAATTTACACCACTCCACAAAGTAGTAGTAATAGACTGTGTGTCAGGATCGGAAAACAAATTTCTATTAGGATCGCTAAAGCTTGTTCCACCAATTGATCCATTGTTTAATGCGTTTTCAAACCAAACTGTTTTATCATTTGATGTGGCTGGTGTTGCAAACCACATAAAATCAACCCCAGCAGTACCATTAAAAGCTGCTGATATATTCCCGCTTGAACTAGCAACTTCCTTAGTTGCAGTACTAGTTGGGCTTTGTATTTCAGCAACAACCTCAGCTACAGCTGTAGCATAATTAGTCCAGTTAGAAGTAGATAATCCCCAAAACCAAGGATATATTCCGGTAACACCTATGTTATTTGGAGTCTTTGATCCAACTCCTATAGCAGGACCAGAATCAGTTCCTGTACTATCCTTTAATTCATTACCTGCACTATATCCTATAGAAGAAGTATAACTAACATTTCCCAAAGGCATGATAAAATTGTCAGTTGCGGTGAAAGTATATTTTTTATTAGGAATGTTAGCGTTTGTATACCCAAATTGAGGGTCTAAGTTAGTCACTGGAGTTTCAGCAACATTTCCAACTGCTAAGCTTCCAGATAATGAACTTGTTATAGTAGGCGGAACACCATCCCAACCTCCAGAGTCGTTTTTAATTAATGCTAAAGTAATTATATTACTAACTTGAACTCCTACTTCTACAGTAGGTGGCGTCTGACTATCTGCTAAACTAGCAGTAGGAACTTCATATTCTGGAGCCAAAGTTGGAAACAATAATTTATTTAAAACATCTGTTGTAGATAATCCTACAAAATCTGCAGCTGTTAAATTATTTAAGTCATTAACATTGATAGCTACGGAAGTAGTAGGATCTATATTAGTATTATAAGCACTTGTAACTTCAGCTTTAGTAGTTGGATTTCCTGGATCTACTGTAAAATTTGAAATATCCATTGCTAATTCAGTGGCGTTTTGTATATCAGCAGTTGAACCATCTGTTTTTACACCTGTTATATTTATACTACCACCTGGACCACTACCCCCTGCAAACTCTGTCCAATCAGTTGCTTGTGTTGTACTTCCTGCAGGATTAGTAGTTAATATATATAGTTTACTTGTATCTTGTTGATACACGGCCATTCCTATCTCTCTACGTTGTTCTGTAAGTTTTCCACTAATACCTAATCTTTCATCTTGATTAGCTACTGTTCTATATCCTCCATACCCATACGTATCTAAATGTGTAGGAAATTCAGCTATAAAGCCTCCGCCATTAGCTCCAGTGGGTCCTATGTTATTTGTAATCTCTACTGCCATGTTATATACTTATTGATGTTGCAACATTAATACCACCTTGTTTTACTGCTGTTCTATATACTCTATAATCTATAGCGTTGCCTAATCCACCGTTTACAGGTACATTACTTACTATCGTATAAAATCTAAAATCATTGCTACCACCTTGATCTAAAGTGTATGGGGCACCTGCATTTGTATCAACATTGTTACTACCCAACTGCCAACTAATTAGATTACCCCATGAAGGAATGTTTGGAAATGCTACATACCAATATTCGTTAGTTGCAGTAAATGATTTAGTTCCGCTTCTGCTGTTTCCTAATACTCCTGTAAGTAAAGTGGGAATTTGTATATTACTTAAAGTAGGAAGCGCGCTAACACCCCAATACCACTTGTAGTACCATCTAATAGTGAATTTAGAAGCATTACTAAAAAACACCGTTGGCCCTGAAGGATTATCAGCTGTAGTTGTAGCTCTTGCTTGCCATGAATGAGTAGTAGCGGTAGCTGGTTGTATATTTAATCCTATATCAGCTGCAACTGTAGGTGTAATAGACGCTCCAGTTACAAGCGGATTTGTTGCGCCACTATTTATAGGATTAGTTATATCGTTTATTTCTAGCGTATTTGGCTCAACATTTGCAGCGTACGAGTTGAAAGACCATGTAAAGTTTCTAGGACCACCAGTAACTGATGTACCCACTTCTAATGATGTAGGTTGACCAACCATAGAAAAACTAGTAAACGCTGGTTCTTGGTATGGATAAAATATTCTGTTCATTATTTCAGTTAATGTCCAACCTCTATATATTGGGTTACCTTGAGCATCAACTCCGTCTGGAAGAGCAGCCCAATTTGAACCTAGTTCAACACCACCTACAGGCGCTGTAATAGACACAGTTAGTGGATTTGAGTAAGAAACTGTTGAAGTTGTAGCAGCTGGAGGGCTTGTGGACAGCTGGAATGTGTTAGCTAGAAAAGAAACGTAGTAAGTTAAGCCAGCAGTTATAAAATCTGCGTCAATTGGACTTATAACACCACTAGAATCTGCTGTTTCTAGCGGAAAAGCACCAATTCCATCAATATTAAGCGTAGGTCCGGCTAAAGTGTTGCTATTTGCAAAAATTATTTTGTAAATAACATCAACTGAGTACTGTGTTATTGGTGGAGTTGCTACTCCTGTGTAATTATTGGCCACATATGAGCTAGCATCTACTGAAATTATCTCTGTTGGGATGACAGGTACCGCATCGGGTTGAGCACACCACGTGTTTGTCGATGTGCTGAAGACTAATATGTCACCATCCTGCAGTGTTACCGCGGAAGGAGGGCAAAAGTTTTTACCAAAAAGCTTAAAATCACTTATTTCTATTATTTCTGGAAAAAATGAAGCTAAATCTTTTAAGTATACACTTTTAGTAGGCCTACCTGAGCGATTATCACTTAATATAAATAGCTGTTCTCCATCTAAGGCGGAAGCTTCTATCCGTGGATAGCTGTATATTATGGCCATTTCGCGTTAATTGATAGGTGTTAACTCAAAAGCATACCACTTAGCCTGATCGCCGCAAGCATTTCGATTCATAAATACCTCTAAGCGGCAGTCCTCGGTGTTATATCTCAAAGCGCAGTCAAAACCACCTGCCGGTCTTTCTGCTGTAGTGCCTTGAGGTAGTATTATAGCTCCTGTAGATCTTTTACTCCCAACAACTGTTTTGTTGTTCTTATCGGGATCACCTACAAAAATCTCGTTAGCATCACATGATAAGTCTAATGTGACTTTACCCGTAGCATTTGGTCCAGTAGAGGTTATTTCTAAATTATTATCTTGATTTAATATTTGAGAAACTCCTGCAGCGCCACTACTATTAAACATATATGATGTTAATTGAGAAACACTCATAGCTCTTGTAGGAAAACCTTCTTCGCTCATGTCACATATGGGTAATAGATCTGAACCATTAATAGTGCTAATACGTGGATATGAATATATTATTGCCATGTTTTTTGTTTAAATTTTTAATATCTTGTATATTAATAGTTATTCACATATTTTATTTGTTTTTTACAAGTGTGACACTAGCTACTTATTAGTATACCTAACACCCTATTGTCACTATTTTAAAAAAATTATAATATATATAGAAGTAAAGGGTTGCCCCCCTCTCCCCTACTTTTTTCCTAAAACCAAAACGCTTTATTTTTACCCGGGTCCCCCTTTGTTCCTCCAGCGATCCCATTTCCGTTTACGTTTTTGCCCCCATACATCTCTCCTACATTTGAGCATTTTGCATACTAAGTACGATACATATAAGATAATATACATGTAACTAAATTAATAATAACTTAAAACAAATAACATGAATAACTTAATTAACATTATCAAATCAAACTCTATCTCCATCACAATGAATATTATATTCATATCATACTTCATCTTCTTATATTCAATAGCAATATAATTAATACAAAGTAATAACGACTATACAAAGATAATATATACAAATAAACTAAACTAATAATAACTAAATAAATATAACAATTATGACTAATCAAATAACTAAATCAAGATTCATTATCTCTAACTCTCTACTAGGTTCTAACCTCATCATAACATTCACTAATAAAAAAGGCGAATCATATACATACGATCACGATCAAGTGTTTGCTAACAATCAAACAAGATTACTATCCATGAACTGCTTCATTAAGTATGGCAATTACACTAACTCAAATAAAATACCTACTTGGGCTATATAATAAGCAAACTAAATACGAATAACTTAAGATAATATAATAAACTAATAAAATAAATAATATGAATAATTTAACTAAAAAACAATCTCACGAAATTACTAATCTTTACGACATGCTTAGCAATGGCTGGCATTATACTAATCATCCAATGCATTACAAGTTTATGCAAGCTCACAATGATTTACCTGATTACAATGAGTAAACTATGACAATAGCCTGTTACTCTTATATACTAACAAGCTAATGTCACACTACACTATTAATATTAATTAATATAACTATGTAAGTTATTGAGAAATCAAGTGTTGAACTATAAACTAATTTTTAACTAATAAACAAATATACACCTTTACAAATTAAATACGACACTAAAAAGATAATATAACTAAATAACAAAAAATAATAAAATGATAATACTTATTTCCACTCTTACGCTAATTATACCAATTATAATACTAGGCGATATTATTCACCAATTAATAACTAATAAATAATAATTGCAAACTAAATACGACAAAGCAAAGATAATATAAACGTAAACTAAATATAAATAAATAAAATATAATAACTATGAAAACTAATAATTTAACAACAAAAAGATTTGTAATAAGAAAATCTTTAATCGGCGAAAACGCTATCGTAACTTTTACTAACTCAAAAGGTATAACTTATACTTATGACCATGACGAGATCTACTCTACGTTTCAAGAAAAATTCGAGTCAATGAATTGCTTTCAAGAGTATAAATCTTACACTAACTCTAATATTGTACCAAAATTCTGCAGAGAATTAGCTACAGTAAGTGAGTAGTAAACTAAACTCGTCGTTGATCACCATAATTTAGCGAGTATAAATAATACGAACACTTGGTGCAGCACAAACTAATAAATAATAACTATGAATAACTTTGAATACGAGTTCGAGATCATACTTCCTGATGGTGAAACTACTTATCAGTACAATGACTCACCTAAACTAACTAATGACTTTATTGACTTCTTAAATGAAGTAGATATAGATATCACTAAATGTATTTACAAAGTATATAATTTAAAAACTGAACACTATGTATAATCCTAATAATCCCTCAAACTGGTCTTGGTCAAAAGCTTTCGCAGAAATGGAAAAGACTGTAAATCAAGCTGAACTCACTCAGCAATCTATTAATCACGTAATAAACTATACTGGTGAAGCTAATGGTGTTTTTATGACACTAAGCAAAAACCAACAAGATGATGTTTACGAAATACTAGGTCAAATACTATGATTAAAATAATACTAACCATAGCACAACTATTTCAACCATACGATCTACCTGAAGAAGCTTATTGGAATGAAGCAATAGATAATGTTCAAGATCAAATGACTTGGATAAGAGAAGATCTAAATAATGGTAGAATAACTGAAGAACAAGCAGAAATATCCTTACAAAATTTAGATAGAACTGAAGATCTACTTATAAAATTATACAAATTAAATACGAACAAGTAAAGATAATATAAATATGAATAATCACAAATACATATCAACTAAATATCTCGACGCCATCATTCTCGATGACGACTACATCAAACTAGTAATTAACAAAGTACAAAAATCTCCGTACGGTTATACTAAACGAGATCTATTATCTTCACCATTCGGTGTAAAAACAAAAGCATTCACTTACGATTTTGTAAGTAATAAGGTAGACGAGGTGTATTCTACCTTTCACAAAGACGAAATACACGAGTTAATAACCAAAGTAAAAAAGTATAAAAATGGTTAAACAAGCAATAAAAAAGTTCTGCTACAAAGCAGTCGAGTGGCACATGCTTAAAATATATGCAACAATTATGACTACAATATTCGTAGGAATATGGTTAACAGCGATGGTCGCTGTAGTAAGAGAAATGTTACAAACATTCTTTGGAATATGAAAAAACTATTATTAATACCAATGTTATTATTTTCACAACATCCAAGTGATATAAATGAAAGAAAAACTATTGAAGGAGTTTTAATTAATGTTAAAGAATTACAAAGATGGGTTAACATAGATTTCAACGCGAAAGTGATAGATCCAGAAACTGCTAGTATGTACTACAGTTTATTAGAAGTAACTATAAACCAATTAGAAAGTATAAAAGATGATAAGTAAAACAATAAAACAGTTGCAAAACCTGTATTCTTGGAATCAGTTTTACCAAGACAGGAAGATGAAGGCTGAAATGAAAAAGTGCCAAAGTGAAATTCACCACTTGAAAAATGTGATTAACGAATTAAAAACTAAGAAAAAATGAATAGTACTAATGCAATAGAAAAAGCGCTAAAAGAAAGAGTAAGTGCAGAGTGCAGAGAAATAGTTAACGACTTTATATCTGACTTAGAAAAACTATCAAAGAAATATGGTGGAGCTAGTAGCTTTTATGATTTTAAAGCTTGTAAAAGTAGTGATACTAGAGAATTTATGGTAACAGGAACTCATGGAGTGACAGAAGTATTACATAGAATGATACTAGATAATCACGGTAGTGCTATGTTAAAGTTTAAATCAAAAGAATTACTAAATAAACTAGAATTAATATGAGTTGCCCATGGGAAGTAGCTTACCAACTACATAAAGATAGGTACACTAAAGACGAAATAGATGACATGCTATTATGTGAAATTAACGAACTAATATACGATTATGAGTAAGAGTAAACAAATATATTGGAATCCTGACACTATAGATCATTTTATATTCATAAGTAATTATGCAGATGTAGATCAAGTGTTGACACAAGTTGAACAGTTTGTAAGTATAGACTGCGAACTACAAGGAAATGATACTGAGAAAGACTTAGTAGAAGACTTAATGAATAAAATATACGAAAGAAGATATGAGTAATATGAGTTACTGCAGATTTGAAAATACTCTGCGAGATTTACAAGACTGTGTATGGGCACTTGAAGAAGGTGAACTAGAGAATGGTGGATCAGAAATGGACGCAGCAGTTGAAATGCTAGAAGCATGCAGAGAATATTTAGATTTAGAATACAAAATAGATAAAATAATTGAAGAAGATGGAGACGGTGAGTCAGTATTCTTCACTAAAAACTACGGAAAAATATGAATGAAATACAAGCAATAGAGGCTATAACAAAAGATATCTTAGCCGGATACTATGGTAATACACAAAAAGCAGGCACTGAAACACAGAAATGGCAATATGCTCACAACCAAGCAAGGAAAATTTTTGAAGGTGAGTTACTAATAGATCCTGACCACACTTGGTTTGATGATCAAGGCGATGTAAAGTTTGAAGAACTATGAGAAGAAGACAAATAAGATTGTCAAAAGATTGGAGAAATTACAAAAATAAACACCCAAATAGTAAATGGTTGGTCTGTGGAATAGGTCCTTCTATTAAAAATATAAATTTTAATGAGTATAAAGATCATTTACTTATAGGTGTAAACGATATAGAAAAAATAATTAAACCTGACTATCTAGTTATAGTAGATAGAATAGGAACTTTTGATGGCGAAAGAAGAAATACTATAATAAATACTAAGTGTGAAGAGATATTTGTTAACAATCCTCAATTTTCAAGAGAATTAGGAAACTTTGATCATCAAAGATTAATAAATATACCATTAATAAACATAATAAAAAAACCTAATCTTTCAACTGAAAAAATAGTTTTTAGTAATAATTCTACATTTGTAGCCTGTGACTTAGCTAGAATAATGGGAGGAACAGATATTAAGTTAATAGGAGTTGACTTTACCGACCACAAATCTTTAGATAATCCTAAACAATTAGAAAGAATAAATAATGACTACAGCATATTAAACAAAGCTTTTAAACAAAGAAATATAAAATTAACTAATTTATCACAAACAAGCAAATTAAAACTATGAAATTAACTGAAAAAGATTACAATACACTTGCTAGACTTAGATGGCTGCAGGTAAATGAATTAGCTCTTAAATACTCTAATGATGCGGAGTATGGTGAAGTAGTAAGAGAACTAATAAAAAAATAATACAAACTAAAAACGATTACTTATAGATAATATAAATATGAACGACAAAAATAAAATACAAACAATAAAATTTTATCCAAGCGACAGATCTAAGATAAAATTAGGAAACAAATTATACAAAGGTTATACTATAGACAGCATTCCAGACGAGTGTAACTCATGGTTTAATTACAAAGGTTTAACTTTTGTAGTCAACTAAAACATTGACAGGTGAATATGTGTAAGACTAAGAAGGGCTCGTTTCGAGACAGAAAGCATCATCTGCTATGGCACACCTGTCATACTTAAACCACGACTTCAACCCACCGTGTCGTAGCGGTGAAGAAGACAAACAGTGGGGTTGAGTGACGGCTCAACTTGGACAGCGAGGTCAGGTGTATACTGATTAAATGAGGTAAATGTTCGCATAGAAAACCCATCGATGAAGTTACAGACTGTTCTAGACATGAGAGGTTCGAATCCTCTCTCTCGCTCTAAAACAAATTAAATACGAACACTTATAGATAATATATGTATGAATAAAATATGTAAATGTGGCAATGAGATCCACCCAGTAAGAATTAAATATGGTTATAACAATTGTGTAGCATGTTCTACCGTTGAGAAATACGGTTGTGCTCCAATCATTAATCATAAAACAGGTAATAGTATAGAAATATTGTCTCGAGCAGATGCAAAGCGCATCGCCAAATTAACTAGGCGTAAAGGTTACGGCACAATGCTAAGATAATATGACAGATAAAGAAGCATTACAAGAAATAGTATACATGGTTAATTATTATGTAAATAATAGAAATACTTTAATAAATATTAATGAGCAAAATTATGAGTTTATAAATAATTTAATAGAATTTTTAGAAGAAAATGTAATACATTGCGCTATGGATAATAACTACAAATGAAAAAAATTAAAGTAACCATGAAGGAAATATACGATGCTATGCGTCCTTCAGTAGAAAAGAATAAAAAGAAATATACACGCAAAACTAAACACAAAAATGGCGAAGAAAAGAACAATGAATGAGCTTAGACAAACTAAAGAATATAAAATTGATCCAGTACAACAAGTGTTAGCTCAACAAATAGAAGAACTAGCAGAAGCAGACAAGTACGATGGTGATATACATAAAGAATGTCCATTAGATCCTGTTGAAGAAGCTAAAATACTAATAGTAGATAAGATAACTAAACACTTTCACGATGTGATGTTTGAAATGGTGTGTGAAGAAATGAGTAAAAACTATGTATTTCAAACACAAAACTATTTCACTGATGCAGGATACGATCAGTTTGAAGATGAATGGTTTGAATTCTATCATAAACATCACGGTGATATTATTTATGAAGTAATGCAAAATATTACAAACTAAATACGAACACTATAAGATAATAATAATAAAAAATATGACATTATACGACAAACTTAAACCAGAAATCAAAGCTAAACTCGAAGAAAACTATAAAGAATATAGTACATCAGTAGGGTATATCTCTGATAAACTAAAACAAACATACCATTACAGTGATCTAAAAGTTGATGACGTAAAAACTATATGCACATTTGGTGATGTATGGCACTATGATTTGACTCAAAGTGATATACTGTATGGAGATTGGCTATTAAACAAATAAATAAAATCTAATGACAGAAAAACAATATGAAGAAGCGATGTTTGCACTAGGTTGCAAAGACGTTACAAGTAAAACACAAAAGAAAAACGGTACTATGGCTTTCAGGCTTCCTGATGGTATAAATATGGTTACTGAACACAAGACAGGTTATATAAGAAGAACTATGTTAAGTAATACAGGTAGAGTATCACACTGCTACCAACTAAATCCAACATATAAAGCTGATTATCAAAGTATAGGTTACAATGGTAAACTATATAAAGGTTATCACCAGAAAAGAACTTTGATATGGTCTAGAAAAGAAAGACTTAAAAGACTATTTTTATACACAATTAAAGCAGTAAACAATGAGTAATTACGCAAGAGAAGGACACATGCTCGATGAAAGAATGATTGAGCTTGTTAAAAACCATTTAGAACTATCAATATCTACCAGTGTAAATGACTTTGATAATGTAGATTGTATGATCTATAATGAATCAAGTGCAGATGGTTATGATCTTTGGGTTGTAACTAATGATACTAGAAACGTAAGTATATGTGAAGATGTATATTATTATGAAAGTGATCTTGCAAATGCTTTTGAAGAGCAAGTAAGATGGGGTGATAAAACTTTTTACATTTGTGAATATGTATTTGAAGATGCTTATATTGAAGACAAACTACTTGAAATGTTTTCAGAAAATGTAGAAGATATTATAGTAAATGATGAACTAGATATTACACTAGAAGAAATTAATTATTTAAAAGAAGAATATGGATTCGGAGAAGAAACTGAAAAAGCCGACAGCACCCAAGTGGTTTAAAGGCATGATATATACAAAAGGTGAAGAAGTTACAAACCCTTTTTCAGGTCAAAGCTATGAGCTAACTGGCTTAGAACTAAGCATTTACGATTTTATAATAGGTTCACAAATGGTTATTGAAAAAATAGGCTGGATGAATTCTAAAACAAGTAAAGCTCAAAAAGAAATGTCTAAAGCATTGAACTGGTTTAGGACTAATAATCCTGAAGCTTACTACGTGTTGTTAGATTAGTAGTAGTTTAGTTTCCACGAATAAGCGCGTGAGGCGAGTAACCGCGGCATTAGGCAAAGGTATCTTACTCACTTGGCAAGCTCGTACCGTAAATGGTACGGGCTATTCGTGGTATACAAACTAAATACGATAACTAATAGATAATATTATTATGGATAAAAAAACAATGAATGAACTAGCTGATATTATTATAGCTAAACTTGAAGTTAAACAAGCTCAATGGGATGATGAATTCCATAACTCTATTCAAGATCTTTATGGTCAAGAATCTAGTAAAGAAGCTTTTGTTATGACTGAAGAGCAAGCTTTAATAGGTGAGCTAGCAAGATTACAAACTCTGCTTATGATCTTTGAGAATAACGAAGAATACGAAAAAGCAGCGATTATACTAAGCAAATTAAATGCAATTAAAACTAAATTAAGAAAAGGCGATTATAATGAAGACGATTAAACCTATGCTAGCGCATAAATATAATCCTGACAAAGCTGATTACCCTGCATACATACAGCCAAAACTAGACGGCGTAAGATGTGTATTTACAAAAGACGGTGCATACAGTAGAACAGGTAAAGAGTTTAAAAATGTAGATCACATCAAAAAAGACTTAGAAGTAGTATTTAACAGATACCCAAATCTTATACTAGATGGCGAATTATATAACCACGGATTAAAAGATGACTTTGAAAAGATTATTTCATTAGTTAGAAAAACTAAACCAACACAAGATCACAAAGACGAAGCAGCTCAACTAGTACAATATCATATGTATGATGTAGCTAGTTTTCCACACGCTACATACAACTGGCGTATGAACTTTATAAACACACTAAACGAATCTGCTGTAGTTAAAACTAGCACTTGTCTATGTTTTATTGAAACTAAAGTTGTACTAGATTATGACGAAGCAGTTAAACAACACAAAAAATACCTAAAACTAGGTTATGAAGGTAGTATATACAGATCTATTGATGGTAAATACAAAAATACTAGGTCATGGGACTTAATGAAGTTCAAAGACTTTGAAGATTCAGAAGCCACAATTGTTGGCTATGAACTAGGTAAAGGTAAGAGGCAAGGCACGCTTGGTAAGTTCATCATGCAAGATGACGAAGGTATACAGTTCGGCTGCCCACCGGGCAAAGGTTATACCTACAAGGATCTAGCCGCTATGATCGATAACATTAGTGACTTTATAGGTCAGCGTGCTACCTTTACTTATTTTCAACGAACACAAGCAGGTTCTTACAGACACCCGCTTTACAAATGCATACGTAACTACGAATGAATATATTTTATTTACACAGAGACCCTTATAAAGCAGCTGAGTATCAATACAACAAACACGTTGTTAAGATGATCTTAGAATCAGCCCAAATGCTTTGTACAGCACATCATGAGATAATGGGAGATGATGCAGACGTACCATACAAACGTGCACATGTAAATCACCCATCTACAGTGTGGGCTAGACAAAATAAAAATCATTACAGATGGCTGTTTAATCACATGGTTGCGTTGGGTCATGAATATACGGCAAGATACGGTAAAACACATTTATCAATTAACAAATGCTTTTTACCATTATACAGATATCCTGTAGGTATACCTGATGGTGTGTTTGAACAACCACCTCAATGCATGCCTGATGAATATAAAGATGACTGCAGCGTGAAAGCTTACTGGAACTATTACATAGGTGAAAAGCACACTGTTGCAGCTAAAAACGAAAAAATATATGAGAAAATTGATATGGAAGCTTTACAATGATAACATGATAAGCGAAGAAGTAGCGCATTTGCTACTAGATAAATACTACGAGTAATAACTAGCTCATACTGGAAACGGTATGGGCTTTCGTAGGTATGAGACGATACAAACACGAATTA